AAAGGGCGCTAACAGGTGTGGGCAATATTACGTTGCCCGCAGTTGACGTTGCGGGCGCTGCGGAGCGCACGATAACAGCAACAGGCACGATCACTCTGCCGGTAACAGTGATTGCGGGCATTGCTAAGGGGACGATTACCGGCACGGGTGCGCTAACCATCCCGGCCGCATTGCTTAGCGGCGCAGGATTTCTGGGCGAGTTTATCACAGGGCGTATTGTCTATGCCGGCGCGTCATTGACCACGAGCACGCTCAGCGGATCGGGTAACAGCAGCACGCTCGGCGGATCGGGTAACAGCAGCACGCTCGGCGCAATGGGGCCAAACCAGACGGCGGACGAGGAATAGATGGCTACTTTTCACATCAAAGAAGATGACGACTCGCCGACCATCAGCACAACGCTCAAGGACAGCGCCGGCACGGTCATCAACCTGACCGGCGCAACGGTCACGATCCGAGCCAAGCGCATCGGCAGCACGACGCGGGTGATTGATGGCGAAAGCGTGACGGTATCAAGCGCGACCGGCGGCGTGGTGCAATACCAACTGTCCACGACAGAGACGGCCACGCATGGCGTCTATCGGCTGGAGTGGGACGTGACCTATAGCGGCGGGCGCGTCGAAACCTTCCCGAATGAAGGATACGACATAATGCAGATCGAGAAGGTGCTTTGATGCGGCTTTGGGACTATCGCGCGAACCGGCGAACCAGCGCACCAGCGGTCGAGCCGATCACGATCCGCGAACTTAAGCAGCACCTGCGCATCGAGGACGACGGCGAGGATGAATATTTGGCCGCGCTGATTCAGGAATGCACGCAGGAACTGGAGGATACGACCGGCCTGGCGCTGATCACGCAGATTTGGCAGTTGACGCTGGATCGCTGGCCGACGCGCGGACGCGAGCCGTGGTGGGATGGCGTGCGCCAGGGCAGCATCGCCGAATTACATGGGCCAGCCAACGCAACCGACGTGCGCCTGCCGCGCTATCCGCTGGCTTCGATCACGTCATGCACGGTCTACGATGAGGACGGCACCAGTACGGCAGTCACGGTCAGCAGCACGTTTGACGTGGACACGGCAAGCCTGCCGGGGCGACTGACGCTGCAAGTCGGCGCGACTTGGCCGGTGGCGCTGCGGGCGAATAACGCCATTGAGATCGTCTACGTTGCCGGCTATGGCGCAGAGCCTGACGACGTGCCGACGCCGATCCGGCGCGCGATCCGGCAGCTTGCGGCGTTCGCGTATGAGCATCGCGGCGACGGTTGCACGCCAGCCGATGCCTATGTTGGCAGCGGCGTTGATAAGCTGATCCGGCGTTATGAGGTGCTGGAAGTCTGATGGCGCACCCGTCTTATCTCAATATTACCCGTCGCATTTCTACGGGTCTGACCAAAGTTAGCAAGTATGGGCCGCGTCGGCGCTAACACGGCGGATGTTTCGGCGTCTTTTAGCATCATTCTCAACAGCGGCGCTCCGCCTACGCAATCGAGCATCCCGCAGGAGAATTAACTTATGAAATGCTGTGATGTGAACGCCGGCATGTTGCGGACGCCCGTAACATTTCAGCGGCGAACCCGCGTGGCCGATGGCGCAGGCGGCGCAACCGAAACCTGGGCCACGATCAGCGGCGCAGCTGCGCGAGCCTATTACAAGGCGCTGTCTGGCTATGAGCGGTTCTTATCCAACCGGGTCGAGGCGCGGACCAGTGCTCGGATCGTGGTGCGGTACTTCTCGGGCCTTCGCGAAGGCGACCGAGTGCTGATCGACAGCGAAGCGCACAATATCACGTTCATCAACAATCTTGAGCGGCGCAACCGCTGGCTGGAAATCAACATAGAGGGCGGAGAGGCTAGCTGATGGTGATGGTTAAGCCGAGCATCGAGGGGCTGGCGCAAATGCGAGCCGCACTTGCTAGCCGGCAAAAGGAATTGGATGCCGCAATTCATGAGGCTGTGACAAAAACCGGCCTTTGGATGCACGGCGATATCGTCAAGCGCTACCAGCGCGGGCCGGCGTCTGGGCGGATTTATACGAAGTACAATCCGCGCCGCAGGCATCAAGCCAGCGCGCCAGGGCAAGCGCCGCAAACCGACACCGGGCGGCTTGCGGGCGGCATGACGTTCCGTCAGTTGCCCGATGGCGTTGAGGTTGTAAACCGCGTGAAATATGCGCGGGCGCTGGAGTACGGCCACAAATATTCAGATGGCCGTATTATTCAGCCAAGGCCGGCATGGCGACCGGCTGCTAAAGAGGCCGAAAAGATATTGACCCGGCTTGTTTCAGAGGCGCTTGGAAAATTTACTAATCAGCCGTCGGCTCAAATTAAGCCTAGCATATGGAACCGCCTAAAAGATAAACTTTGGGGCATTTTCAAGCGATGAGGCCGGCAGAGATACAGCAGGCCGTCTATGACGCCGTAAACGTGTCGGCGGTCACAACGCTTCTGACCAGCGCCAGCGCTGAAACGCCAATCTGGACGATGGGCGCGCCGCAAGTAGTCGATGCCGAGGCGGCGGGGAACTTCCCCTATATCACGCTTGCATTCCTGACCGACGATGGCTTTACGACCAAGGACGACGCCGGCAGCGAAGCGCTTGTGCAGGTTGATGTATGGCACCGCACGCCAAGCGAACTCGCCATCAAGGCCATTGCGCGGCAGGTGTTCCTGGCGCTCCATCGGGTGACGCTTGCGGGCCTGACTGGCCACATCACCACAGAATGCACCGACATGGAGTTTATGACCGAGGACGACGGTGTTACCCGTCGCGCCATGGTCGAATTTCGGGTGGTCAGCCTAGGCTGACGCTCCAATGACCGCGAACGCGGCACAGATCAACCGGCAATCTCGAAAGGATCAAATAGATGGCCGCAGCAGCAGGGCGCAATATGCGCGTGCAATACAAAGCCGTTGCGTCGGCAGCATATGCCGACATGGCAGGCGCTCGTACCGATGGCTTCACAATCAGCAACGAGCATATCGACATTACCGACAAAGACGATTCCGGCGTTGTCACCTATCTTGATGACATTGGCCGCAAATCGTTTGAGATGACGGTGGAAGGCGTGCTGACCACCGGAACTTTCCTGGGCCTGGCCGCAAATGCTGGCGTCTCGGCGGCAACGCACCTGTTCGCTTTTGACGTGCAGTCTCTCGGCACAATTTCCGGATCGTTTGTCATCAACTCGTTTGAGGGCAGCGGCGCGGATGGCGCAGAGGCGGCAACCTTCTCGATGACGGTTGCCTCCAGCGGCGCGGTGACTTGGACGGCGACCTAGTTTCAAGTTGCCGGTGATCGGGCGGGCGTATCATGCGCCCGCCTTTTTCCTATTGAGGGGTGCCCCTCAGAAAGTAGAGGCTCAAAATGGCGAGCGTATTCCGCGAGATTGAGATTGCCTATCAAGGCGAGACTTACCTCATCACGCCATCGGTGCGGATGCTTCGACGCATCGAGGGCGACGGTGATATCAACCTGCTGGGCGTGATTCACAAAGTCGGCACGCAAGCTGAATCCGGCGCGCTGCCCATCTTCGACCTGGCGACTATCGCTTGCGGTTTCCTGCGCGAGGCCGGCGCCAAGGTGAACGAAGATGACGTTTACGGCGAGATGATGCACGACCTTTCGCACAATGAAGCGCGGTGGATTATTTCATTCTGCGAAACGCTGGTAACGGCGATTAGTCCACCGGAGGATGCAACCGGCCCAAAGTTGCCAGCGGCTCCGGCCGCAAAGCCCAAGCGCACCCAGAAGCCGAAATAGAGCCGATTGCCTGGAATGCGCTCTATCTCAATTGCGTTCGCGGGCTGGGCTTGGCGCCAAGTGAGTTTTGGTCGATGACGCTTGGCGAAGTGCTGCTATTGTTGCAACATCATCAAGATGACCAGCCGGGCAACTATCCCGGCAAACTGACAAGGCGAACGGTGCGCGAATTGCAGGATTGGATGGCGCGCGGCTATCCCAAGGAAGGCTAGAGCATGGCACTGCCCGAAATGCGCGTGAAGATCACGGCGGACACAACCGATGTCCAAACCGACTTCACAAAACTGAACCAGACGCTCGACCGGCTCGAAGATAAAATTGGGATGACGGTCAATGCGTCTGGCCGGTTGGTTGATAAGTTCGGGCAGACCAAGCGCGTTACCAAGAGTTTAGAGGAGGCAATGCAAAAGGCCGGCGTCAAGACCGACGACCTGGCCGATGTTATGTTGCAAGTTCGCAACCAAGCAACTGGCCTTGGCCGCGCCATGAAGGTCGCCAACGATAACATTCGGGCGGCTGGCACGACTGCCTTGCCGCAGGCCACGCGATCAAGCAGCGCGTTCGGGCGCAGCTTGCAGAATGTCTCGTTTCAGGTCGGCGACTTTGCCACTCAGGTCGGCGCAGGCACGGCGGCCAGCGTTGCGCTTGGGCAACAGTTGCCGCAGTTGCTTGGCGGATTTGGCATCCTCGGCGCTGCGCTTGGCGCTGTGGTCGCGATTGCGGTACCTCTCACCAAGTCGCTAGTCTCGATGACAGAAGGGGCGAAACTGACCAGCGATCAATTCGGTTCTTTTGGGCCGGTCATTGTTGGCGTTGCTGATGCGTTTAAGTCGCTCAAGCCCATTATTAGCGATGCGCTGGGTTTTTTGGCCGAGCATCTGGAAAAGGTGTTGCTTGGCGGCGCTGCTGTTGCGGCATTCTTTGCTGGCAAATGGGTTGCAAGTTTTGCCGCAGCCAGGATTGCCACCCTGACTCTTGCCGGTTCGTTGAGCGCGCTACGCGGCGCACTAATAGCAACCGGATTTGGCGCGCTTATTGTGGGGCTTGGCACGCTTGTCCAGCAATTGATGAACGCGGATAGTTGGTTGCGTGTGTTCTTAGCGCGGATTGGCTTGCTGACGGCGACCACCAAAAAGCAAGCAGAGGCGGTCGCCGAAGAGACGCGCCAAGAGATCGCAGCTCTCGAAGCCCAGCAAGCCTCTTCGCGTGCTGCCGCCGAAAGAATAGGCAGAAACATTGAAGAAACAGATACTATCAAAAACCGCGCTGAGGCAATCCGGCGACTAACCGAAAAACTGAAATCGCAGGAGAGGCAAGTCAAAAGCCTTGCTGAAGCCGAGGCGTCGGCAAATGCGCCCGTTGTGCTGCTTGATTTTAGTAAGGAAGACGATTCAAAGGACAAACTCAAAAAGGATATTGAGGACCGCGAAAAGCTGCGCAAGGAAGAAATGCAGCGCCAGCGCGAGCGGCTGCAAGAGGGCTTGCAGGCGATCCGCGAAAGCCAGCTAACCGAGCGGCAAATGCTGTTCGCGCACCTGCTGGAGAAAAAGGCTTTAATAGATGAGGCCTATGAAAATGATTTAGTTACAGACGCCGAGCGAAAACAACTTTGGCTAGAGTTGCAGGCCGAGCATAATAGAAAGATGCTCGAACTGGAGGATCGAAAGCAGCAGCAGGAGGCAGCCAAAAAGGGCGCGCTGTTCCAACAGATATCCAACTTGCAAAAGGGTGAACTCGGAGAGCAATTAAGCAACAACGTCAAATATTGGGGGCAATTAGTCCAACAGTCTGGCGTCGGAGGGAAGCGGCTATTTGCGGTGCTCAAGATTTTTGGCGCGGCTGAGTCGCTAATTAACGCTTTTCGCGCATTTAACCAAGTACTTGCTGATCCCACATTAGGCTTTTATGCGAAATTTGCGGCGGCTGCTGCGGTATTGGCTTCTGGCCTGCAAATGGTGGCGGCTATTCAAAGCGCATCTATGGGAGGTGGCGGTGGCGGTGGTGGTGGCGCCGCATCAGCGGCGGCAGGCCGCGGCGGTGGTAATCCAACCGTTGCGCCACAAGAAACGCGCCCGCGCGGGCCATCTGTTAGCCTAACGCTAGTCGGTGACCAAGGCTTTAGCCGCGCGCAGATCGTACAAATTGCAGAGGCGTTGAACGATGCAGGCGATGAGGGACAACTTGTGCAGATCACGGGGCGGCGATAATGGGCGTTGAAACCGAAGCAGGCTACACTTGGACCAGCGGCAAGAATGCTCGCCTGCTTCACGCCGGCAACAAGTTGGTGATCAAGACGATTACGGCGACGGCGGACAGCGGCAGCACGGCCGATCTGGTTGATAACGGGTTGACGCAAGATCGGTGGGTGCCGTTTAGCAATCTTCTATCGGATCCGACCGACCTAAGCGAAAGCACTTGGACGGCGACCAATCTTACGGTGGGCAGCGATGGCTTGACGCTGACCGAAACGACCGACAACGGCGAGCATGACGTGTCGCAAGCGTACACGTGGACCGCCGCCGAGCATGTCCTGGCGTTTAAGATCGAGCGGCAGACCGCGCCGGAAGTGCAAGTGCGGGCGAACGATGGAACTACCAGCTTCACCTGTTTTTTTGATTTGCGGGATGGCTCGGTCGGCACGGCGGCAAATTGCACCGGGCAAATTCAAGACTTGGGCCACAATCAATATCTGCTTTCGATCTATTTTACGCCGCTAGCCGCAACCGGCGTTGCCGAGTTGTTGCTATCGAATGGGTCCGAAACGGTATCCTATGCCGGCGCGACCACGACCACGATCAAGGTGCTGCGGGCATCTGCCAATCTTTCCAGCGCAAGCCTGCGGCTCGATCCTTTTACCAGCCAGGCCGGGACGTTGTTTGCTGTTGCGGCGCACAATCTCGGCAGTAGCAACGCCCGCATTGAGTTTGAGCATGACAGCGACGAAAACGACACATGGACAACCATTGGCACGGTGACGCCGAGCGATGACAGTCCGATTATGTTTTTCTTTGCGTCGGTGAGTTCGCCGCGCTGGCGGATCACGGTGGACCGCGGCGCGTTGCCGGAAATCGGCGTGGTATGGGTTGGCGATCCGCTGACATTCCCGCAGGCGTTTTACGCCGGCTTCACGCCGGCCAGGATGAACCGGGCAACGGACGTGATCGGCAACATCAGCCGCACGGGCGACCTGCTGGGCCGGTCGATCAAGCGCACGGTGCTTTCCGAAGAATATAGCTGGACACATCTCACCTATACATGGGTTCGGGCCAATCTCGACGGCACGCAAGGCGTAATTCAATCACTGGAGGACGCGCCAGCGTTCCTGGCGTGGCGTCCAGAGGAAGTTAGTGAGTGCAGCTATATCATGCGCGCCTCGGTCAATCCGCCCAGCGCAATGGGCATTCGAGCGTACTGGTCATTCGGATTCGGCGCTGAGATTTACGCCTATGAGTGACACTGCCACCCATCGCGAGCCGGTCGAGATCGTTGAGATACTGGTGCCGAAATGCGTCAACGTTCACGGCAGTGCGCCTTGCACAGCGACCGAAACCGGGGCTGCAAAGTGCTTTAATACGCGGGCGACTTGCAATGATACCGACAACTTCCAGGCTCGCCCGCTCGCCCATCTTACGCCCGATTTAACGCTAGAGCAGGGCAATACCATCGACAACGCCAGCATCGACTTTGCCGACGACGCGCTGATTGAGGTCGATCTGTGGTTTGATATGGCGGCAACCGGCACGATTTTTGCGGTCGGCAATGCCTCAAATTTTATGTATCTCGGCATCACCAGCACGGACTTGGTGCTGGCCGCAGGCGGCACGGCAGGGAACCAAGCGCGTGCAACTTACGCGATCAGCAATCTCTACGGCAACACAGTGACGCTGATTGCCCGCGTCGATTACAGCAATGATGCGGTTTATCTCTACAAATTTTGCCCGGTTGAGTTGGAATTGACGTTGCTTGCGTCGGCTACGGCAAGCGGCAGTATGCCCGCGGCGTGGGCGCATGGCACCGATGGCACGGTTGGCGAGGACAGCGGCATTACCTACGGCTCAGAAGATGGCGGCACGTTCTCTTCCGTCATCACGGCGGCACGAGTGCATAGTGCGCAAACGGCTACGCTAACGCCAAGCGCTGACGCCTATCGGTTCAAATACTATTTCGACGACGGGCGCAAGGCCAAGCCGGCAGACAATATCTACACTTTGCCGATGCTGACACGCGCCAGCACGGTCGGCACGCGGCTTAATCTCACCGGCATTGATGATCGCTATGAACCGCTGGGCCGGCGAGCTTATGCGGATGTGACATTGGCCGATGCGCCACATTCCGATTATCCTTTTGATCCGTACCGCACAGATCGCGGCTATGATGCGCTGAAGCGTTCGACGTTCTGGGCCAAATGGCGGATTAGGCACCTATACGGCAAGACGCGGGCGCTGGTGCGGTTTTACCATGGTTACGCCGATGAGGCGCTGGCCGACATGACACGCCAGACCTACGTTTTGGATTCGCTCAACTGGGGTCGCGAGGCGATGCGCATTCGCTGCCGCGATTATCTATCCCTGACCGAGTTCCGCCGCGCTCAGGTGCCGCCGCTGACCGATGGCGAACTGACCGCAGATATAACGGCCGGCGCAACCTCTTTTGTGCTGCTGGGGGATGTAACGGCTAATTACCCGGCAACCGGCACGGTGCGTATCAACGACGAACTGATGACATATGGGTCGCGCTCTTATGATTCCGGCGCAGATGAAACGACCTTTTCCAGTGTAACGCGCGCCACCGATGGCACGACTGCTGACGAGCACAGCGCCGAGGACGCGGTGCAAATTTGCCGGCGCTATACGGCAGCGCGTGTCGATGACGTGTTAGCTGATTTGATCATAAACGATGCCAAAGTGCCAGCGCAGGCCGTGGACCTGGCATCATTCACAACTGAATATGAAGATACACTTAGCCAGTATATTCTAACCACAATCATCAGCGAGCCAACAGGGGTAGATAGATTGATCGGCGAGATTGCCGAGCAGGTCGGTATTTTTGTCTGGTGGGATGAGCGGGCGCAGAAAATCAAGATGCAGGCCATCACGCCGGTTGACACGCTCGACGGTGCGCTAACGCAAGAGGCTAACATTGTTGGCGATTCGTTTGAAATTGTGGAACGTCCTAAAGAGCGAATTACGACAATCTCAATGTTCTGGAATCCACGCGATTGGGCCGGCGATCTAAACAAGCCCAGCAATTTCGCTAATCAATTGCTAATCCTCAATAGCAGCGCTCAAAACCTTGACCAATACGGCGACCTGCCGCAAACGCGAGAAATATATTCGCGCTGGCTGACGACCGAGGGGCTGATGACGCAAACCGGCTCGCGCTATTCGCTGCGCTATGCCGACGTGCCGAATTATGTGCGGTTAAAGGTCGATGCTAAAGACCGCTCCTATTGGATCGGTAATTTCGTGACGATCTCGCACGATTACCTTGTTGATGAGACGGGCGCGCGGGATAAGTTGCGGCGGTTCTTAATCATTGAGTGCGAGGAAACAGAGCCGGGGCATAGCCAGGACATGACGCTTGTGGACGTAACGCTTGATGGCCGGCTTTATCGCATTACCGAAAACGGCATTGGCACCTATACGCCGGAACTGTTTGCGCTGGCTAATGCTTTCATCACCGACGCAAACGGCTTGAACAGCGACGGCACGACCGGCGCAACCATCACCTAGAGGCAAATCATGGCAATTGCATGGACCACGCTTACGAACGCACAAGTCGCGGCTGGCGCTGCGATTACCACGGCGCTGATGACGGCACTGCGGGATAATCCCGAGGGTATCGCACAACGCGCCACGGGGCATCCTAAGATATTTGGCTGTGCCTATGACTACCAGGAGTTTACCGCTAACGGCACATGGACCAAGCCTAGCAACGCCGAGACCGGAGACCGGGTAATTGTGCATTTAGTCGGCGGCGGTGGCGGCGGAGGTCGCGATACTTTTGCCGGCAATGTTTGCGGCGGCGGCGGTGGGGCTGGCTGTTATCATATATTTCAGGATATTGACGACCTCGACGCCACGATGAGCGTGACCATCGGCGCTGGCGCGTCCGCTGTTTCCGGACCAAACGGCAACGATGGCGGCAATAGCCTTTTCGGGACAGCACCGACCATTAGCGTAGATGGACAACAAGTTGGCTTTTTCCAGGCGAATGGCGGCGCCGGCAACAACAGCAGCACGCCCGGCGCTGGCGGTGCCGCGCAATCGTATGACGCAACCGGCACGGCTTTTGACGACGGCGCGTTAAGCGGATTTAGCGGCGGCAACGGCGGGGCAAACGCAGGCGGGGGGGGTTGCCACTCAGTGTATGGCGGCGGCGGCGGCGGATCGCCTAACAACTCGGCCGGAAGCTATCAAGGCGGAATGTCGGCCTTTGCTGGTCGGGGTGGCACTGCTCCCGATCAGAATGGTGATGTTGCAGATTATATTATTAACGGGGAGTTCCCTGGCGGCGGTGGCGGGGGGGTAGACAGCAGCATGACAGGCGACACAGTCGCCGGGGCAGGGGCTAACGGTTATTGCCAAGTTTGGTGCTTGCGGGAGGACGCGTAATGGCGAAGTCAACGAGGCGCGCTGAGATTGAGCGCGGCATTGTTCTGGACGAGGACGGCTTCCCGGTTGCCTTTGTGCAGTGGGAGAAGGGGCAACGGCCCAATTTTAACCAAAAACTAGCTGATGGCTCGACCAAGCGCCACAAGGTCATTGACGGCGCGCTATACAAATCGGGTGCCGAGGGCGGGCGTTGGAATGGCCAGGCGTGGGAATATCCCGACGCCGAGGAAATATGGGTGAATGAAAAAGGGCAATATCGCAAGCGGCAACGGGTCTTTTCCCAACACATGAACCGCGCACCGGCATTGCCACCCGGCTGGACCATTGCCGGCTCACCGCCGCCTAAGTCTCGCAGCCGGCGAGCAGTCTACGATAAGTTCGACGGGCAATGGAAATTTCCAAAGGTCAAAGTGGTTTTGGCCGACGATGGCACGGTGATCAATCGCGTGCTGGTCGATCCGCGCGAAGGCATCAAGCCGCCGCCATTGCCGCCAGGGCAACGCATGATTGACGAACCGCCAGGCGCTACCATCAAACGCGGATCGCGTTATAATGGGCGGAGCTTCGTACCAAAAGGACCGCCAAAATGAGCAAGAAGCAAATTCAAAACGCTATCCGTTGGGTTGGCGCGGTGATCGTGTGCGTAATTCTGTTTGCGGTGTTCGATCAAGCTGTGGACGCTGAATTGTTATTTATTATTCTTGATAGGATGACGCCATGATGAGCCGTTTAGCCTTTGCAGCCGCCATGATGGCCGGTCTTACCGCTTGCTCCACCGCCTCGACCGATGACATTGGCTCGCCGGTGGGGCCGGCGAAACTGACAAACGCCCCAGGCATGACCAGCTTTGCGTTAGACATGAACAGCGAGACCGGTATCCCGGAAAGCGTGGCGTACTCCAACGCCAAGGATGACACTGGCAGCCTGATCGAAACAATCTACGAGTTCGATCCGCAGACCGGCAACAAGATCCGCGTTTCCTACCGCTACAGCATTGACAGCAGCAAAGGTTCCGAGCAAACCAAAGCCGTCCTGGCGGCGGTGCAGGCGATTGCTGACGCCCAGGCCGAGACGGCGCAGGCGATTGGGCCGGAGGCACTCAAGGCCGTGGTCGAGGGGCTTCGCATTGGCTTCGGTGTGCCGTGACTCGACTTAGCGGAAACTTTTCCACGTGCTTGACAAGATTGTGTGGCTTGTCCTAGGCGCTGGGGCCTCATACCTAGTATATGCGCTACAAGTGCAATAGGAGCCGCTATGCTACCGATCCTTGGGGCTGTCCTACCCGTCATCGGAACCGTCCTAGATCGGTTGATCCCGGACGACGCAGCCAGAGCGAAAGCTAAGGTGGAGATGGAAGCGGCGTTGCTGGATGCCGCGAACAAAGGGATGCTGGCTCAGCTCGACGTGAACAAGGTCGAGGCTGCTCATCGCTCGGTCTTTGTCGCTGGCTGGAGACCCTTCGTCGGCTGGACCTGCGGCGCTGCGCTATGCTGGCACTTTGTCCTACAAGACCTGATTGTGTTCGCTGCCGCGTGGGCCGGCCACCCGGTCCCTTTACTGCCGGAATTGGATACTGACACCCTACTGACCGTCCTCTTGGGAATGCTCGGCCTTGGCGGCCTCCGGTCGTTCGAGAAGGTCAAGGGAGTAACCAAATGAAGGCGAACTTCGACAAGTGTTTTGAGTGGTTGCTAGCGCACGAGGGTGGGTTTGTAGACCATCCGGAAGACCCTGGCGGCATGACTAATTTGGGAATTACGCGGCAGACCCTAGAGCGGTTCCTATGGCGGGATGTGACCGAAGGGGAAATGCGGAGCCTGACTCCCGCTGCCGTCGAGCCCGTGTACCGCGCTTTGTACTGGGGTAAGGTCCGCGCGGACAACCTGCCGTCGGGTATAGACTGGGCGGTGTTCGACTGGGCAGTAAACTCTGGGCCTCCGCGTGCCGCCAAGGCGCTGCAAAGCCTCGTTGGTGTTACGCCGGACGGGGCCGTCGGCCCGATCACCCTCGGTGCTGTGGTGCAGCACAAACCATCCGACCTTATCGACCAGCTGCACGCTAAGCGCGAGGCGTTCTACCGCAGCCTGACTACGTTTAATATTTTTGGTCGGGGGTGGTTGCGCCGTAATGACGCGACCAAAAAACAGGCGTACTTGCTCTTGTAGATGCGTATGCTATGAAGCGTTTGTAGGTAGCCACTATGAACCCGGCACCATGCAACAGAGGGGAATAACGTGTGCTTTGACCCTATGTCATGGCGTTCTGCGGTTAGGGGTGTCTACCATCGTATTCGCGCCTCAATGGGGGCCGTAGATGGACGGTGTGATCGAAACTCTGATCAATCGCATGTTGGCCGATCTGGAGTGCGTGGCACTGGCACTGATCATCGCCGGCCTACTGTGGGATCGACGCCGCTTGCTTGCGGTGCTGCAAGAGCAGAAGGTGGAGCAGGACCGACTGCACGAAGCACGGCTAGAGGATCATGCAATTCTGGCCGAGCGTGCCACCGAAACGGCCGTCACGTTGCAGAAGCTGACGATGGTCGTGGAGAGTTTGCGCGGGCGATGAGATCATGGCGACAATCCAATCAGGACGCCCAGAACGCCCTGGACCGAGAGATAGAAAGGGCTTTGGCAAATGATGCTGGCGACTGAAGCCTGGGCCGCTGCTGGCTCTGCCGTGGTGGCGAGTGCTTATGCCCTAGGGCATGTCCGCCGCCTGCTGACGCGGGACGAAGGGACTGTGCACCTGCGGGTAGCTGTGGCGTTATTCGCAGCGTTTTCTATGTTCATTGCCGCGGATGAACTGTATTGGGGAATCGTGCGGTGGATGGGAATGCCGGCATATTTGGTCAACGGCTTTGGCCCATTATCGCTCAAGATTATCAGCATGTATATGCTGAGCGGCGGCGTGATTTGGCTCTACGCCCAACGATGGCCGCTGGTAAAAGCCGTGGGTATTCCTACCGGCCTTTGGATCGCGAGTTGTTTCCTGACGGATCAACTGGGGTAAGTTAGGGATTGCTTAGCCCGTCGCGCCTGCTACTATGTGCGTTGGCGTTTCCTCCCGCCACCGACTTACCGCCGCGCTAAGCAATTAGGCGGCGGTTTTTTTTGGCTTAATCGCCGCTAAAGGCAATTGCGTCCATCCTCCCCAAACCAGAGCCAACCAGCAGACACGTTAAGGGCGTCGGCGATGGCTTGTGCCGTCCGTATTCCTGGGCCGGTCTTGGGGGCATCTTCATCAGTTTTAAGCAGATGACGAAGTATTCCACGGGACAGCCCAGCTTGCCGCTCGATCTCCGCAATAGTCAACTCTGACGTTTCGGTCTCCGTCCGCAGGCGTGTCTGCCACTCCATCACTCAACCTCCCCAGCCGGCGAGGCCGTCGTCTTCGGGATCGTAGTTATGGTCGAAATCCTCCGCGATAAATTCGTCGGGAATGCGAATATAGACCGGCGTTGCGGTGCAATTTGTGCTCGGGTTTCGGTCATGCGGCGGCAGATACCGCGGCGGCACAGTTAGCACCGGCAATAGTGCGCGCTCATAGTCCTCCAGCGCACCGGCAAACATATTGCTCCAGACAGTTGGCGGGATACCCGTAGCGCCCGTCGCTGCAACTTCTGCCATGGCCCACGCTAGGGCCTCATTTTTGAGGCTAAGCATTGTTGTTCTTCCTATGCGCATCGAAGCGCTTTCTGTGACTGGCGCCCACGCGGCAGATCACGAGGTCATAGCCAAGCACCTGCAAGCAGTCCTGTAAAGTCGTCACAATGGGCAGCCGAGGACTATGTGGCAGTTTCCAATGTTTGATCGTTTCCGCGTTGTAGCCGGCGCGGTCGGCGATATCCTGGATGCCCATCCGCTCGGCGTGGGCCAGCTCAAAGAACTCGCGCACAAGTGATGGAGTGCCTGGAGGCGGCGGTTTTAGGGTGCGGTATTTTCTCATCTTGGATCCTAAGACAACATCAAACCGATTGCAAAAATGGCCGCGATGAAAATGCCAATGCTGGCACCAGCGGCGATATCTTCGAGCAATTGGCGGATGTGTGATTTGCGGCGCATGATCGTTTCTCCTTGGTTGAAAGGTGCCGGGGGAAGGAGGGCAACACCGCCCCGGCTCAGTGCAACAAGGGCGGAAATAACCCCTGCCCCCCTTGTTCTGTGTGGCGTGGAGGTGCTAGCGCGCCTCTAGCCGGTGTGACCGTTTTCGTGCGCAACCTGACCGACCCAGTTGCCGGCGCGGTCGTAGTTCATAATCCAGCGATTTACCTCGAATAGGTTGGCTGCGTCGTCAATACGGCCGCGGCACTCCAGAGCCTCGATTTCGTCGTTAATGCGGTTTAGCTCAGAAATCAATTCGGTGCGGGTCATGTCTCAGTTCCTCGTTTGCGTTTCGATGATTCTTTATCCCATATTTTTTATGGCGCGTCCACAAAAAAAGTGCATCCAGAGCACTTTTTTTTATGCTTTGCGTTTCGGCCGTGCTATATCATCCGCATGAGCCAGAAAACAAAATCGCTGATCAAGCAACTCGGCCCTGAGAATATCGCCCGCGCGTGCGGCGTTTCGATGGGCGCAGTAGATAACGCAAGCCGCGAGCCGCTATTGCCGGCGCGCTGGTATTGGCCGCTCTGCCAGCTTGGGCAGGATTGCGGCGTTGCCGTGCAACCGGGATTTTTCCGATGGGCCGAGCCAAAGGATGCGGGCTAGCGGCTGGCAAGCCACGCCTCGACCTTTTCAATGGCGTCGGCGCAGCCATAGCCGACAATCACCGTATCGCCGCAATCTTCCAGATGCCGGATCATGTCACGCTGCGGTGACGATAGCCTGCCGCCAGTGGCGCGCTTCATCTCGATCCAAAGATGCCAGCGCGGCACATAAAGATCCGGCACGCCTGCCAGCACACCCTCGACCTTCAGCCGCTGGGCAGTAGCTAGTGAACGGTGTCCCCCATTTGGGATAGCAAATATTCGAGTGTCTCTTCGTTGCGTTTGCCTAAACCAGCGGACGAACTCGCGTTGCTCGACGTGTTCGGATTGTCCCATAACCGCGCCTCCACTTTGTAAAATTTGCCATCGACATTGTAGCGGATGGCACTTGGTGGCTGTGCCAGGTTCATGATATCCGCCACCTCTTGCAATGACCACGCCTCGCCCGCGCTGGCATCAATGCCGGCTTTCCGCGCTATATCGGCAATCGTTCGCATTGCCTTCTCGCCAGCATAACCGGGGTATCCCAGCGTAATATACTCTTTCACGCCGCCATCGAACGCATCGGAATAGTAACTGACCAGCAGCATTTCCCGACCGCTGGCGCGGCTTGTATGGACAACCCATGACCAGCCAGTTACCACCTTCTCTAGGTACGGCGGCGGCGGTGGCGTCTTGGGCGACAGGCCCATAATGTCATCCTCCGATAGCGTCATGGTTTTCGCCTTGCGCTCTGGAAATGGCGTGCCGCAAGCAGAGCAGACCTTGGCATTGAGTGGGTTTAGCTCGCCGCAATCTTTATCCGGGCAAGCTTTGGTAGGCTGGTCGCCTGTGCCTGGAGTTTTGCCAGGCTTAACATGCGTGACCGGGCCGTGGGTCATGACCAGGTTTGCGAAGTCCAGCACAAGGCAATCATCGCAGTGCGATTTGATCCGCATTCCGCGGCCAGCCATCTGGACATACAAGCTCGGCGATAGCGTCGGACGCAAGAGCGCGATGCAATCCAGATCGGGCGCATCAAAGCCGGTGGTCAGCACGTTGTTATTCGTGATCGCCCGCACTTCGCCGGCCTTGAACCGCTCCAGAATCGCCGCCCGATCAGCCTTGGGCGTATCCCCCAACACCGTCTCAGCCGTAACGCCGCGCTCACGCAGCAAGTTGCGCGTCTCTAAAGCATGATCGACGCCGGCGCAGAAGAATAACAGCGAGCGCCGATCCTTGGCGCGTTCCAGCGTTTCATCGATCGCACCAGCCGTGTCGAAACTGGCAAGCGCCGCTACTAAATCCTCCTCGCGGTATTCACCGCCACGCTTCCGCACGCCTTCCACTGATACCGAAATCTCGGTGCGCTTAGATCGTAGCGGGGCCAGATAGCCCAATTCTACCAGTTCCTCAATTGTGGCTGGCTCAATGATATGCGTCAGCAGCGGCGGATCATCGATGATGATATGCCCGGCCTTGTCCTTTTTGATGTGCCGGTCAGTGATCAAGCCGTGGCCGAGGCGGTAAGGTGTCGCCGTGAGGCCGATCACCCGCAAGTCGGGATTGGTTTCGGTTAATTGCTCGATCAGCTTGCGATAGCCGCCTTCCTGACGGTGGTTGATCAAGTGACATTCATCCACAATCACCAGATCAATGTGTCCGATTTCGTCGGCCCGCTTGCGTAGTGATTGGATGCCGCCAAAGGTGATCGGTTGGCTTAAATCCCAGCGGCCAAGGCCGGCTGAATAGATGCCAAGCGGTGCGCCTAGCCAGTGCGTTAGCATCTTTTCGGCGTTCTGCTCAATCAACTCCTTGACGTGGGTGAGCATCAAGATTCTTGTCTCTGGCCACTGTTGCAGCGCGTCCTTGCAAATGGCGGCTACGATATGGCTTTTGCCCGATCCGGTCGGCAGTTGCAGGCATGGATGCCCTTCGGTGTTCGTCTCAAACCATTCGTAGAGCAGGTCAATCGCTCTCTGCTGATACGGCCGCAACATCCCGAACCTCCTTTACAGTCGCGCCGGGGAATGCTCGGCGGATTTCACCAACCTCCTGGCGGGCGCAGGCTTCGCCGCCTGCAATCAACTCCTGGCTGGAAAACGTGAAAGCATCGCCTTCGCCGTTTCGCACGTCCACGCCGTCGATCACATAGACCGCCTCGTGCGGATCGTTGCTATCCTTGATCGGCCACGGCACTAGATCGGGATGCAGCACATGCGAGGGACAGCCGGTGCGCTGCCACTCCACCGGGATTTCGTCGGCTTCCCAGCGGGCGCACGACCACTTGCTGTCAGCGGTCGGCGTCGAGTGCGCGCATGTCCGGCAGTTGACCTCCTGGGTCAGTTGCCGCTCGTGGCAAAAACTATGCGCTGGGCAAAAGCGGCACTGATACCATGTCGAGTCGGTAGTGATCGGGTCAGGGATGCGCTCGGCCATGGCCAGGCGATGCCCGCGCTCCAGCAGCGCTTTGGCCGCGTCAGCGTCATAGTGGACGCGCTCAGTGTGTAGCCGGTCATCATCCTTGCAGACGGCCACATATAGCGCCCGCTTGATGTTGCTGCCGTGCATATAAAGTTGCATCTGGCACCAGTGCTGCGGCTTGGCCACCTCCACGCCATCCTTCACCAGCGCGTCGAATGATTTGCGGTTGTGGGTCTTAAATTCGGCAATGTGGCGGGCCTGCTCCGCGCCTGGCACACCGCCTTCGATGATGCCGTCCACCGATCCGCTAACGTGCCGGCCAAAGTTTACGCGCGTTTGCTCGCCTTCGGTGGAACTGATATTGACCCCAATGGCACGCAGGTCGGCAACAATCGTGGCCTCTTCGTTATGGCCGCGCCTAAATAGCCGACGCACCCGGCCAGGGATGCGCTCGCGCACTGCCCAGCGAAATGATAGCCATATCCAGCGGTCACAATGGTGCCCCAGAATTGATGCGCCCAGATGCGGCCGTGGTGGATCCGGCTCAGCCTCGTGGTATGTGTCGATAGCCGCGGCCACCAGATCGACCGGCTGCGGTGTAATTTTCGTCATCGTGTCCTCCATGGGGTTGGGACTATGCCCGGCACAGTCCCAACCTAGTTAGGGGTAAAATTAACGGCTTATTTCTGCCCCTACTTTTTCCACGGCGGCTTCGAGCCGGCGCTGGCTTTCTCGGCAACTGGCGGCGCAGCCTTTGCCTCAGTCTTGGGCGGCGGCATTTCGGTTTCGGCCTTCAGCCCCTTCACCTCGTTTCGCCTGCCGTAGCGTTCGTCGTCGCTGATCGTCACCTTGGCCGTGAGCATCCCGCCTATTAACTGGTCGGTATCCTCCAGCAGGCCAACGCCCATGGCGCGCATCAGCTCGCCTAGCTGCTGCTGCCCGATGTTTTGAGCCGTGGGGTTGGGGTTGCGGTAGTTGATGTTGCTCCAAAGCACCCGGCCTTGGTTCGTGGGGCCGATCACGTCCAGCCGGCAAGCAAGGTACTCGCCCGTCCCGGCCTTGGTCGTCTTTGGCTCGACGCTGACCACCTGCACTTGATATGTGCCGGATGGGATCGGCTCGAAATCGCCGCGGGCTTCCGGTACGTCGTCGAGGCTAAAAGGTTGCGGAAGAAAAGCCATGTTATTTACTCCTGCTCAATGGCAAATGATGGGCGACCGGGCGTCGTTGTGATCGCCGCGGATAGTGGTTGGGTGATAGTTTCGGGCGCGGCCTTCCAGGCCGCAGCGACAATTTCGGGCTTCCAGCGAAACAGCCGGCCAAGTTCGTCGTCCAGGCCGTTTTCGGCCGCTATTTCCTGGGCTAAATCGCCGTTGACCTTGCGGCTCAATCGGCCCGTGACCTTGATCTTAAATCCTCCATCGGTTTCGGTGGTATTGACGCCTTCATGGTCGGCGGCGATGCCGATCAGCGAAAGCATGTGATCTTCCAGCTTGCGGCGGCGCTTTACAGCGTCAGCCTCGGCTTTCTTTGCCGCCAACCACTCAGCGGCGGCGGTGTCTATGTCTAGATTGTGGATTTGG